CGAAAGGCAGTTCCAGGCCCACACCGATCTGCCGGAGAATCGCCTGGACAAAATTGTCGAACGCCTGGTTGGGCCGTCCCGGATTTGCCGATGATATCTTTTCTCCCGGACCCAGCCCGACAATCATTCCATTGCTGAGTTTCAAATCTTTGTCACTGGAGTTTTGGCCCACCTCTGTCCCAATCTTCGAATAGTCGAAATCTGCCGCACCGTCTCCGGTTTCGACGAAGACCGTAAAGAGTCCCGACACCACAGCCGCCATGATCTCTGCATCCGTGTACCGGCCCAGCTGTTTCAGGGGCTCGATGACGGCTGCCAGATCCGGCACCCCTCTGGATTGTCCCGGACGGGTGGGGTTGTATATGTGCAGCACATTGCGCAGCCCGGTCCGTGGATTGAACGCGGAGCGGCTTTCCCATTTCATGCTGTCGCCAAGGGTTATGGATCCGGGGTGATGGGTGATGATATGGTACCGCACCGGTGCCCCGTCCCTGTCTTTTTCAATCCCGGCTGCCAGGGTGTCTGTGTCCGGGGCATTGTCTTTGTTGCACACACGGTCCGCTTCCACGATCTGCAGCCGCAGGTCGTACACGGACCCTGTTCTGGTGCGCCGGGGCAGCAGCACGAACACATCCCCGTTTTCTTTTTCCTGGTTGTACACCATCCGGGTGATGGCGTGGCCGTTCAATGTCCTGGCCAAATCCACATCCTTGGAATCCCAGAACATCCGCCATTCCCTTTCGATAAGCCGTTCCAGGTTGTCTGCTGCCTCGTCGTCCAGCCCCAGCACATCCCGTTTGATCTGGGACTGGAACCGCAGCCCCGTCCCGATGACATTGGTGATTTTCGTCTTGATGGCACCGGCTGCCAGGGGATTGTTCCGGCATAGGTCCCGGGAGCGCTCGCGCAGGCCCGGAAGGTCGGTGAGGATATCGGTATCTGCATCACCTCCCCCAGGTAGCCATTCTTTCAGACCTCGCCTTGATCTGCTGGCGCCTTCATACCCGCCGAACATCTCCATTGCAATACGGGCTTTAAGTCGACGTCGCCCGGCAACTGGGTTAAAAAAAGCGACAGCCTTGTCAATAGAGTTGAGTTTTACAGATTTGATTTTTTCTTTGACTTCGCGAAGGCTCATGTTGGGGTGGCCCACCTGACGGAGATACCGCCACGGTCCAGCTTTTTGACAACCGTGGACCACTTGTCAATATCAGCGGAAAGGGATGCAAGCTCGGCACGTTTTAGGGATCGGCCGCCTCTGGTGTATTCTTGTGACCCAAGGGTCTCTTGATACGCAGTTATGGCTGCGTCAAGGAGTATTTGAGCTTGTGCAAGGGTGATGCCGGGCATAAAATCCTCCTGTTTGAGAAGGATTTTACACCCTGTTTTCTAATAAAAAGGCCAATCCTGCCTTATTTGGGTGCTATTTGGGTGCTATTTTGGTGCCATTTGGGTGCTATTTTGCTTGACAGGGGGGGTTAAACTTGATCCGGATCGGCCCTTTTCCTTGTATATGCTCTGAAAAAATCCTCCAGGTTTTGTTTGTGTGCTGTCCATTTGCCCTCATTTATCAAGACAGGCATGCCGTCTTTAATCCATTTTGTCAGCATGTAGTCGGAGGCATCGTCAAGATATCCGCTGATTTTCTTTTTCCCTATCAATAATCCTGTCATTCCACCCCCCTGCTGATTATTCGCCTGCCCCTTTGTTGCTGTTGTGGTGCCCCGCCAGATGCAGCGGTATTAAAAACAGACTCTCTATGGTCCCAGTTTTGTCTTGACAGCCCCGCTTTCACCGCAGCCGCATAGGCATACACATGGCAATCAAGCACGTCATTCCTTGTCCGAGTTTTGACCCACTTAAGCTTTTTAAACCCCTGTTGATCATATCCTGTTACAAGCTTTTCAGCTGTCAGCTGTCTATAAAATTCCTCCGGCAGCCCAATGGGATAGTGCATATAGCCCGGCCCGGGGTCGGTCAGCTGAAGGCGATTGTAGAGCAGCCCCTTGGCGACATCTGTGCCGATGTTGTAGAGAGCCACGCCGTTTTTCATCTTTTTGCCACGGTAGTCGATATCTTGTTTTGACGGGTTGCTGATCACCGGCCGCCCCGGTGTGCTGGCCCCCTGCAGGGCGAAAACAACCGGGGCCCTGGACCGGCAATAATTATACACCGCCTGCGTCTTGTGTCCCCCGGTATCCACTCCCATGCTTTCAATGTGCAGCTGCGCCCCGGATGGGTGCGGATATGTACGGGTCAGAATCTGATCCAGCTGTTTCCACACCTCCGGCTGATCAGGATCTCCAAAAATGGGAGAGTAATACACTAGCCAGCTTTCCTCACCCCTGCCGTACCCGACCACAACTATTTCAAGCCGATTGTCCTGGGTGTCAACCCCGGCCACCAGCATCATTGCCTTTTCAGGCACATCCATGATGCTGTATTGCTCGGCCCGTGAAACAAGGTTTTGCCATTCCGGCTGTTCTCCGTCTTCCTCCCATACTTCCGCCATACGGGTGTTGGTCCAGACTTTCATTCCCCTGGCATCGCCCGCCTTCATATGTTTTGCTGCTTTTAAAAACTCCTCGACAATCTGCTGCCAGGACACCCACCCCAGTGGAGAATACAGAGAGTTTGTCTTGAATCCGCGCTTTTTTCTATCCGGAAAATCATGGAAGTATTTTCCCCCGGCCAACATACCGGTTTTCTGCCACTCTTCGATTCGGCCTTGGCAATGGCGGCACTCATACCAGACATCTGTGACCTGGCCATCATCGTCGCGGGTAAACCGGATACCGAATCCGGTATCCCTTCCACCAAAACCCAAAAACTGATATTCGCTGCACAAGGGGCACGGCACACAGAAATGGCCCTGGCTTGATTCCTCCCACTCTGATTCGATGTTCGACACGTCTTTTGTGGTCGGTGTCGAGTTGATATATATTTTCTTTTTGCCACCAAAGGCGTCGGTCCGCTTTTTGAACAGGTTTCCCGGTGCACCCTCTCCCCCGGCATCCTGAACGAACCCGTCATAATCGTCCAGGATCAGGTACCGGATAGAATCGGATCTGGCAGACACAGGGGAGTTTGATCCAGTCAATGTCCATGATCCGCCAGGAAACTCTTTGAGCAACAGCGTATTTCCGGCATCCCTGGATTTTACCGGCTTGATAACACCCTTAAGTGCAGGGATAGCCCGCACTGTCGGGGCAAGCTTCTTTTTGCTGTGACGTTTAACCATGTCGTCTGTGGGCTGGACCAGCATGCAGGGGCCAGGGTACAAATGCGCAACAGAACAAAGCATGATATTGGCCAACGTCGTATACCCGGCCTGGGTTGGCTTGATCACAATAACCTCCTGTGTTGGTGATTGTGGCGACAGCTCAAGTAGGATCTCCTCCACCCATGGCGTTCTGCTGGTACGGTATCTGCCCGGCTCTACGGATGATTCTTTGGTGAGTCGGAAATGGGTGTTTGCCCATTCGACAAAATCGAGATAGGGGTCCGGTTTGATGCCGGATCTGTAGGCTTTTATGTGGGACACTTTTACTACTTCTTTTTTCTACATAGCGTGTATTTTTCAATCAACAGCTTTTCGATTAATTGTCCTTTAGATCCTGGCTGCGACATCAGCCAGTCTAAAACCCATTGTTGAATTCTAATACCTGTCATTTTTACACGTTTTAGCTGTGGCGGGACTGGCGGCCTGCCAGCCCCTTTTGGCTTGTTTATCACTTCATTCTCCGATTAGTTATGCCCGGCTTTCACCGGGCGGTTGGTGTTATTCTAAATTATCGTCCATTGCTTTTAGATCATCGGCACGGTCTTTGCTAAGACTAAAGGCTTCAATCTCTTCAATATCCCATTTTTTAATTCTGTTTTTGTTTTTCCGGTAAAATTCTGCGTCTACCTCAAGTTCAAAAACTGACCCCTCCGAAGCAAAACAGTACCAATTCTTTCTGGACCCGCCGCTTCCGATTTCGCCGGAAATCATGCGGGTATTATATCCGACTTTCCCACCGGAATCTCGATCAAATGCCACAGCCACCTTGACATTCATGAAGACGATTGCAAATCTGCGGGTAACTTCTTCTTTTGCTGTAATTCTTACTTTTTGTTTTTCCATGTGTTTAGATCCTTTTCATTTCGTTGATTATTTTAACTATTTCGCTCATCTCCCCGGCGGAGATGTATTTTTTAACAATGTTAAAATTAATATCAAATCCAAGTTTTCTTACCAGGAATTTAATGTCAAATTCGTCGCTGTCTGCTTTTGTAAAATTCATGTTTTGGCAGTGTTGAACAAAACTAAAGGATTTGAGTTCAAGCAGTGAATTTAACGATATTTCAGAGTTGTCTATTTCTTTGTTCCAAATCTTTCCGAAAAAATCATTTTTTGCTGCGTTGATATAATCAATGTTTTTTTCTGCGTCATGGGTGAAAACTTCTTTTTCAGAGTCGAAGATAATATAATCTGTATCTTCTGTATGTCGTGTGCTTCCGAGTTCTCTGAGCTTTTGTCCGCCAATCAATTTCATGTTTTATCTCCCTGTTTGATTATGCCTAATAATACAGGAGTTCTTAATTGATGTCAAGCGTTTTATTCACTTTATTTAAGAAAAAAAGCACTTTTTTTTATATTATTATTTCCAGGGCCTTGTTTTCTTTCTCCAACATAATACCGATTATAAAATTGTAATCATGATGATATGTTTCACTATTATTCTCAAAAAACAACTGTTCTGCCTGATTATTAGTTGAATAATTCATACTCCCCTCAATCTGGTAAAAATTGTTCCCGCATTTGGCCAACGTGATTTTTAAATGGCTCCAGGCGAAAGTCAGGTGAACATCAAACTTTTGACCAAGATCAAACCAATTTTCTTT